TCTTTCCGGCCAATGCATCCTCGACCATCTGGTTGAATCCGTCTCTTCGTTTTGTATTTGTAGCCGTGATACCCTCATCCGAGTACATCCCGGCAAATTCCCAATCCGTGCGGCTGTTAATGTAATGTGTGTAATAATCCACTTGCGCTTCAAAACTGGATTCCTGTTCTTCATGGTCTGTTGAAACGCGGGCGTAAGCTGCAACCCGACGTTTCCGCTGTTCTGCAATACTTTGTCTCTGCTTATTCAGAGTGGCTGGTATCTTCGTAACTGTAGCCATTATTCATACCTCCCAACTTCAGTTTTATTGTTTTTCCTTCCTTAGTGGTAATAGTAAATATCCGGTTTGCGCCAAAGCTCATGCTTTCCACTGTTTCTTTCAGCCTACCAATATCGAATTCTTCAAATCCCAACACCTCCGAGAGCGTTTCCTTCAAAAACTCCTCTCTTATCCCGCGTTGTTTGCATCCATCTTCCTTATTGATGCATTTCCAGTAACTCACCATTTTCCCACGATTCTTTTCCGTATACTTCCTTATTGGTTTCCCACAGCATCCGCAAATGATCATGTCACCAAATACGGTCTTGCTTGCGTGATATTCATGCATCCTGTTTATTTGGTTCTGCCTTCTGGCATCATCCCAGCTATCGTACCTTGCGTTAGAAACCCATGTGCGTTCTATGACCTCGCCGTTTTTCATATGAAAAATGAGCCTACCGTATTCTGGCACAACAATCTTATCAATGTTGTCGGCCACGGTCTGCTCGTCCCATGTATCCATTTTCAACATGTCATGCAATATTTTTTTAAGTTCTGACATCGGCAGGGCCTTTCTATTCGTGCACCCTTCAACCTTAAGCACTGACCGACATGCCCAATACACTGTCCTTTTACCGCCTTTATTTTCTTTCCGCATTTTGCGATTAAAGCTCTTCCCGCAACATCCGCACTTTATTTTTCCGGACAATGCGTAGGTTCCGTAATTGCTGTTGTTTCTCCACTCGCCAAAGAAAATGTGCCGTCTTTCCATCTCATCCTTGACCGCTTCAAATTCCTCCATGCTGATAATCGCTTCGTGCGAATCCTCGATATAATATTGCGGAAGTTCTCCTTTGTTTCTTTTTGAAACCTTGGTAATAGGGTCCACAATATATGTTTTTTGACACAAAAGATTTCCCGTATATGTTACATTCGTCAAAATCTTATGTACCTGCGGCGGCAATATCTTCTTCCCATTGATGGATAAATAACCATCCGCATAAAGGCCATCTGCGATATCTTCCAGTTTTGCCCCTGCAAGATACTCTTCATAAATACGGCGTACCGTTTGAGCTTCTTTTTCATTGATGACCATTTTGTCACCTTCCCAATCGTAGCCTAGTATCTTGAAATGATAATGTGGCTTTCCACTCTGGTACTTTTTCTGATGTGCCCAGCGGATGTTCTCACTCATGGAACGGCTCTCTTCCTGTGCAAATGAAGCAAGCAGCGTCATCATTAGTTCACCATCTCCGGAGAGCGAACTGATATGCTCCTTTTCGAAGTAAACCTCCACTCCGATAGCTTTTAGGTGCCTTACCGCCTCCAAAAGGTCTACCGTGTTTCTTGCAAATCGACTAATGGATTTTACCAGAATAAGGTCAATCTTCCCGGCATCGCAATCCGCAAGTAATTCTTGGAACGTTCCTCTCTTTTCAGCAATCGTTCCTGTGATGCCTTCATCCGAGTATACGCCAGCGTATTCCCATTCTGGATTCTTCTGAATCAAAGCGCTGTAATAACTGACCTGCGCTGATAAAGAATGCATCAATCTTTCTGAATCCCTCGACACTCTCGCATATGCGGCAACTCGTTTTTTAGGTTTGAGCATTTGCCTTTTTGGCTCAATTTTTCGTATGTTTGGCATTGTATCCCTCCTTATCAGTATGACATGTTCGCGTAGATACAAAGCTATTGCAAGTCAATCCGGGTAAATAAACTGGACAAAGAAATGCCGTATTTATTGGTGAATTTTTCATTAATATCTTCGTACTGCTTTTCAGAGATAATGTCTTGTTTCAATAACTTTTTTGCCAGATGCATTGTGGCCATATAAAGTTTTTCACGATTAAACTGTTCTTCACTCATGCTTGCCACCTCCAAATCTGGCAGCAACAAAGCACTCGTGGCTACAATACTTCCGTTTGCTATTTCCATATGCAGTAAACATCTTTTTACAATGAGCGCATTCATGCGTATAAACTGCTTTACGATTCACCTTATCCAAGTTGGCATTCCACCACTTATTTCTACATTTATCAGAACAGAACTTCTTTTCTTTCCGACCGGGATTCTGTTTTACAGCCGCCCCGCAACATAAGCAAACGTGAGCTTCCGTATTTTGTGTCGGTATCTGAGATGCCATATTTCCACCAAGGCCATGTCGACGACAATATGTTTTCACGGTATTCTCGGACAGCTGCATCTGTTCTGCTATCCTCTTGTAACCAAGTCCTGCTTCTCTTAAATTGCGGATTTTCAGTCTCTGTGCGTCATTCATATGCACACCTCCTTCTAATCCTCCCAATTACAGAAATGCGCTATTTGAACGAGATTTTTAACAAAAAAAAATAAGGCCCACAGGTTTCCAACGAAACCCACGGGCCATAATCCACCACTATATTCTTGTTACATAATCAAGAGAAATCCATCCAGCTCTGCTCTTAAGCCGTCCCCATCTTGTTGCTCCCCTGCCTTCTGCTTCTTCAATGATGGTAAAAATACCAATACCCGTAAATCTTCCGGTCTTGGCGCAATCCGTTCCCGGACCTTTACGAATATTCAAATTCGGCACTTTCACACGAACCTTATATGGTTCGAACATCTCTTCCTCAACATCTGATTCCTTGATGCTGTCTAAGATACTTAAAATCTTACCTCCATAGTTTTTACCTGTTGCCCAGCCTTTTCCATTTGGATTTTCTTTCTGGCCAAGCCACTCCACATAAGAGGCACACCCTCTCACAACATAACGGAAGCGACTATCCACACATTCATTTACAAGTAAATCCTCTGACGCATAAGCCTTCAAATGCTGAATCTGCGCCCGGATACCAAGCTGAGGTGTATCAAAAGAACATCCCTTTTTACCTCTGCTCGTTACTCCCATTCCACAGAAATTATTCTGGTCCAATGTCACCGCTGACCCTTCAAAAGCAAAATTGCCTGTTTCCAAGCAGGACTGTGCAAAAGCAATATCTCCTCGTACTCCTTCTGCTTCACCTTCTGAAATGTAAAGTGGAATCATATCAATTACAGACTGAGCAACATTCGGATTCTTCTTCAAGATATAGGCTCTCATCTGTTCTGCATCTGCTAATGCTTCTCCCATGATACGAGTAAGGGATACCGACTCTTCTGCTTTCATAGCCGTCTTAATATCCTTGCGGAACTGACTCATAGACAAACCAAAATGTCTCCACAAATGTTCCACGTCACCATGGTTACTGGCAATGCCTCTGTCATGACCTTCCGAGTGCGATAAAATCACCCCATCTGCTGTAGGGTCAAGAGAAAACTTCAAGCAAAGATAAGCAAACAACTCCACCGCGTGTTTATAAGTAGCAAGCACATGCGCTTTTGTATTTTCACCATCCGCCTTTTCTCTCCAAGATGCTCCACCAATATATTCAATGGTATCTGGTTCTGTCATCTCTACTCCAATGTGTGTGTTATTACTGTCTCCGCCGCCGTGCCATCCTCTATGGTTCCAAGGAAGAAGCTGATAGATATCTCCATCTGGTTCCACAATGGCGTGAACACATGCCTTTGCACCGGATTTGTTCCAACTATTGATAAACGGCTGTGCCTTTGGCTGGGGACATCCCACGCTGTGAAGCATCAAACCTTTGACTTCAATAGTCCTACCACTTTTATAACAATCTGACTGTGTACAGATATTCTGTATTACTTTCATAATAAACCTACCTTTCCATGAAAAAAGGAAGTGTCCAAAGACACTCCCTACTCTTCATTCTCTTCTGTTCCTTCTGCATCATCGTGAAGCTGCTCCAGCACTTCAATCAGCTTCTTTGGAACCGGCAAGCCAATAACGGCTACGTTCTCAATGATGGAAATGCCCTCATTGGAAAGGTAAAAGAAAATCACTGCTGTCCGAAGCACACTTCCATTTCCGATTACCTGTGCATCAATGATATGACCGATACCCACCAAACAGAATATGGCGACCTTTTTGCATATCCCCTTAAATCCGGTCTCACTTGATAACTTCTTCTGAAAGAATGCAGCCATCAAGCCTGTGATGTAATCAATCACCACGAAGACCAAAAGGGCATACAGAAATCCGTCAAAACCTCCCAGAAACCATCCCACAAAACCTCCTATTCCTGCAAACACATACTGCAATGCTGATACTACTTGTTTCATAAGCGTTACCTCCTTTTTGGCAATAAAAAAACAGATGCATCGCACCTGTCAGTTACTAATTAAACAATTTCCACATAGCGGATAAAGGAATATCCGTCTCCTTCATTTATACCCACTTCATTCAATGTCGGATAATACTTCTTGTTATGGGTAAAGGCAGCTACTCCACCAACGTACCCGGAACCCCCAGCTCCTGACTGTCCTTTATAATCCGGGTTACCGCCAAAATATCCACCACCTCCACCAGAATAGGTATTTGAACTACTTGTTGACCCCTGTTGAGCCGTTCCAAAATTATATGATTCTGATGAACTGGTAGATATCTGTCTTCCCCCAAATGCTCCTCCAGAACCATCTTCTCCTCGCTCTCCGCCACCGTCTCCGCCTTTGTTGGTAATACCATCGTTTGTGACACCACCGCCTCCGCCTCCTCCGGCTATAATAAGGATGTCTGTTTCCCTTGTTTTATAGTTAGACGATGAACTACTGTATGAGGAAATCACACCACTTCTATACATAATACTTGTAGCACCTCCTCCTGCAGCTCCAGTACCATAACTGTTATATGAGCCACCATGGCCACCGCCATTTTCACCTCCTGTTGTACTTCTTATCGGGCTACCACCATTAAAAATGTAAATTTTCTGCCCTTTTGTCATCTTCTTATACCCTTTTGCATGCCCACCAAGACCGCCCTTACCTACAACGTCTGTGGTTTTTACAGCATCCGCTCCTTTTGCCCCCCAAACCTCAAATTCATAAATGCCATCTGCCGGGATTGTAAATGCCACATAATTTCCTGTATACGGGAAATCATATACTGTATCAATCCACTCCGGCACCATAAAATTATCATCTGCGAAACTTCCTTTTTGTCCCGGCTTATATAACACTCCATTGCAAGACCAACCGCAGAATGACATATTCTTCCGTTCATAAGGACACACCGGAATCACCACTTCTTCACTGAGAGAATTTCCATTGTTGTAATAGCAAGATGCTTCTAAAGTGGATTCTGTTTTTCCCTCGATTAATGACCCACCATTCGGAAACATACCAACGGAAATATCTCTTTTAAATACAGCATAAAGGGTAAAGTCCCCTTCTGCTTCAACCGTACAGGCTGTAAGCACTTTGCTGTTTGCTGCAGTGTCCTTTCTCCATCCCACAAAATCATATCCGTCTTTAGCTGCCGTTGGCGCATGGGCAAGTACATCCGCTCCGTCATCCAAATGCAAGGATTCCGCTTCTCCCGTATCCATCTGATAGGTTACGGTTACCCCATCAAAGAAAATCGTATTCTCGCCAAGGTAGATATGGGTAATCTTCTGTGTATTGGCATCTTCATAACAAAGGTAGATGCAGTTTTCGTTATAAGTTCCAAGTGCCTTATATTCGGTAAGGCTGATAATCTTCGTCACCAGATTACCGGAACTGTTCATAGCTTCATCTACTCTGTCACTCAGTTCATTGACTGTACTGTCCATATCCGTAAGTGCCGCCAAAGCATCATCCAATTCTCCAATGATATTTCTTGCTGTAAATACACAACTACCATCCAAAATACTATCTCCAACATTCTGAATAGTTGCGTATGTGGTAGGCTCCGCAAGTGCTGTTGTTCCTGTCTGCGTACAGACAAGGGTTACCCATCCCGGTGCCGCCGCCACGGTTGCCGTATCTCCCAAAGCATACTGTGTATCACGCATGAGGGAATTACCGCCACCGCCGCCAGAACCGCCTGCTCCCGGAAGTATCTTAGTAAAGGTCTGTGTCAGATTACTAATCTCAGAGCTGGACACTTCGAAAGCCGCTAACTGAATATCAAAGGACGAATTGTTATAGTTCACATCTGCGTCCATGTCTAATGCCGGAAGTTCCTTTGCAGTCTGTGCAAGCAACATAATCGGCTCATCTGCATTGGACAAATCCATATGAATATAGATTCTTCCGTTTAGTGTCTGTCCTGCAGTGGCAAGCTGAACGGGTACTTCCGACTCGTATACTTCAAAGAACCTGCCTTTAATCATGCCAAATCCCTGTGACACGCGAAGGACATTTCCTCTGGCATGAGAAACCTCACACCCTTTAAACACTCCATTGGTAGCAATGGCTACGTCATGAATGATTGCATCATCCTGTGGTGTCACATTACCGCCCTTATAGGTTTTCAAAACAATATTATTAGCCATCAGCTGTTCCTCCTTAAAATCTTAGTTAGTTCCAAACGAACCGTTCCAAATATCAGCTTGGTATTCTTACCAATCTCCCTTCCGGTCAAAATGCTCTGATAGGAATTCCCATCGGAAATCACATTCACTATTTGACCGAATGGCATCTCATCCGGTTTCACCAGCTCGTCTCCATTCATCATGGTAAGTTCAATCAGATTAGAAAAAGCAGCTCGTGAAAAAGTGTTGGATGCCTCGTTCTGCGCCAAGGATTCAAAACTACTCTCTTCACTGCTGCTTACTGCTTTCATATCACACACCACTGGGGTTATTCTATCTTCATTTTTTGTGTCATACCCCAAATCCGAATGCAGGTAATATACCTTTTTTGTGGCATAGTCATCTGTGGCATCGTATATGATCAGTTTATTTACATCTGCGCTGACCTGCTTAAATACCACATTTTTCTTTAGAATATTTGGCAGGTCACTTTCTATGGTGACTGCACCACCGCCCACCTTACCGACACTTATCAGAAGCTGTTTATTCTGGATATCCAGTTTTGCGGTAAGCAGAATGTTGTATTTCTGAAGAGCCGGAACAATCACAGAATCCATTAGATTGACAATGTTATAATGTCCACCCTTATCTGAGGGTGTGATATGCAAATCCCACCCGGTTGTCTCGGTCTGCGCTGTTACGCTAAGACCTACGATGTTCTGTTCCGTGTCTTCGTTTTCGATATACAAACCTTTGATGGAATCAGCAATAAACTGCTCAAAACTTCCTGTTCCCTGTGCGTTTACATCAAAGAGCATATCCGTATTGAACAACTCCATCAGTGGCTTATAAGAAATGGTCTGCATATTCTTGGACTTATCCGTTCCATAGGCAATCTCCGTAACCACTCCGGCATACTCTTCTTTTCCCCTGCTGATTCGGATATAATCCTGTTTTGCCACACCGGGGATTGCAAATACTGTGATGGAGTTCTCATCGGAAGATAGGTAATCTTCCTTATAGGACAATTCATTGATGTTGGTGTGTCCAACCATCATAAAGTCAGGTGTGAAAATCTCTACATTATACGGTTTCATAACTTATCCGTCCCTCCACTATCACGTTCAGCGTATTGATTCCTTCATGGGATACGGTGATTCGGTTTGAACCATGCTGCAGATGGAAGAATCGCTCCGTAGTAAAATCACACAGCTGATATCTATCTGCCACAATATCATCACCTGCTCCCCTCTCCGTAATGCTGTATGGCATCTTGGTTGTATCGATGACTAACTTATGGTCACTGGAAATTGTCCCCACATAAGCCCCCGTTTCATAAAGCACGTTATTGACATAGTGTTTCCATACCGGGTTAATGCACGGTCCTTGGATGGTAATCTTACACGGACTATCCTCGTAACTGTCACTTTCAATTTCCACCGAATTGTAAGAGATGTCTGAATAGGCATAATCGTAAGTGTAGGGGTAAATCTTACCTCCAATTGAAAGCGTATTACTGTATTTGTTTATGCTCTTGTAAAACAGTCCTTGTGCTATGAATGAAATGTCCGAAATCAGTGCAGCTCCACCATGCGAAAGTTCCTCTTTTCCTAAAGATGCAACTCGCACCGGAACACGGAATACTTCATCTGGCTGATACACAAGAGTTAAGGGAGTCGACCGAATAAACCGGGCAAACTCCCTGTAAGTCTCGTATGGCTTTTCCCCTGCAAATAGTATCTTTCCTTCAATCTTTCCCTGTGAGAGAATCTCCTCCAAAGGATAAAAGTCTCGTCCTATCTGTTCATATTGGGTGGCATCATCAAAGCCGAACCCTTTTATATCATGAAAGAAGGAGTCCTTCCTGTTAAGGTCGAAACTCCCTCCCTGTCCGTTTATCAATCTGAATTTTCTCATTACACATACGCCTTTCCGAGCTGCCTATTGATTCCATCTGACAACTCTCCTACAAGGACACCGGAATCCAGAACAATCTTACTTTCAGCCATACGAGGAAGATATCTTGTGATTGCATCACTCATGGCATCCAGTTTTGTGTTTCCTTCTGCTGAACCCCCAACATCCGTGATTGACTGCATGCCATTTGTCATTGGTGTCAGCGCATTTCCAAGTGCTGTCATTGGTGCTTTTAGGTTATGCAGATTGTCAGTGATACCTTTTCCCAAGAGGTCAATCATATCCGGCATATAGGTGTGGAAATCAGACAATGGTCCTTTTTCCGGTTCTGAGAAATGCAGATAGTCCCAAATGGTCGATGCCACATTTTTCACGGAATTTACCAGACTGCTAATCTTGGAAGTAATACCGGATATCAGGTTTCCAATGATGTCCTTACCCCAACTAAAGGCATTGGATACAATGTTGGAAAATACATTCCTTACAGCATCAAAAACTCCCGACAAGGCATTTCTGATATTGCCCACTGCATTGCTCACACCAGATACAATGCTATTAAAGGCATTCGAGAATCCACTCTGCAACTGCGATAATCCATTCTGTGCATTGGAAATCATGTTAGAGAAAAATCCACGCACGTTTTCCAAAAGACCGGACAGGACATTACCCATCAAGTTACGCACAAAATTCAGCCCCGCATCAAAGGTACTTTTTACATTATCCCAAAGGTTAGATGCAAGGTTCTTTACTCCCTCACTGAAGTTGGATACCACATCTTTTATACCGGAAGTGATGTTGCTTACGGTATCCTTGATGTCGTTCCACAGATTGGATGTGTTCTCCTTTATAGAACTCCAAGCATTCGATACTGTTTCCTTTACGGATGCAGATGCTTTGGATACTCCATCTTTGATGGAACTCCATGCAGAACTGATGTTGTCCTTCATGTTATTCCATGCTTCGGAAGTATTGGACTTAATACTGCTCCACGCTTCCGACACGTTGGACTTCAGATTGGAAAGAGCCGTGCTTGTGCCGGATTTGATATTCTCCCAAGCACTGCTGACTCCCTGTTTTACGTTGTTCCATGTCTCTGTGGTGCTTGCCTTAATGTTGCTCCAACTGTCTTTCAAAAATCCCGTCACAGCACTGGCTGCGGAACTGACACCGCTTTTGATACCCTCCCATGCACTGCTGATTCCGTTTTTGATACCTTCCCATGCTTTGGATGTAAAGGACTTAATTCCCTCCCATGCTTTGGAACAGATATCCTTGATGCCATCCCATAAGTTCAACCAAAATTCACGGAAACCCTCACAGTTATCCCATAAGAGTTTAAAAAATCCTGCTACCGGATTTACCAGGAACAGGAATAATGACTGCCAGTTATTCTTTATAAAATCAATAACACCTGAGAAGATAGACTTGATACCTTCCCAAATGGTAACAAAGAAATCTTTAATCCCCTGCCATAAATTAATCCAGAACTCCCGGAATCCCTCGCAGTTATTCCATAAAGTTATAAAAATGGCAATAAGTGCAGCCACTGCTGCAATTACAAGTCCGATTGGATTGGCTGCAAACACAGCGCTTAATGCAGCAAAGGCTGTTTTTACTGCACCAAAAGCAGCTGCCACCTTCGGAACAATCGTAAGAATGGTACCCACCGCGCTGATAACCTTACCGATTACCACAAGCACAGGCCCCGCTACGGCTACAATCCCACCAATCACAAGAATGGCTTTTTGTACTTCTGGACTCAAATTTCCAAAAGAATCCACCACCGATGTGATGTGCTCTACAAGTTGTGTCAAAAAAGGAATCACATGGTCCGCCAGTTTGATGGCAAGTGACTCTAACGCTCCACCTAGTTGCTCCAGTTTGCTTTGAAGATTATCCTGCATTACAGCCGCTGTTTCTCCGGCAATGCCCGTGCAATCATTCATGGACTGAGACAGCGCATCATATTCTTCCTGTGTCATGTTGAGAAGTGACAACAGACCGGACATACCTTCTTTGCCAGCAAGTGCTGTCGCATAGTAGGCCTTCTGGTCATCTGTAAGGCCAGAAAAACTACCACGCATCATATCTACGATTTCATTTAAGGATTTGAAACTACCGTCATTATTAGTAATCACAATCCCAAGGTCTGACATCGCACTTGCAATTGTATCCGTAGGCTTTGTCATGTTGGTAAGTACAGTTCGAAGAGCTGTACCTGCCTGTGAACCTTTAATGCCAGACATTGACATTGCTGACAATGCTGTTGTTACATCTTCTATAGACAACCCCATTGACTGTGCAAGCGGGGCCACATATTTATAAGACTCTCCCAAATCTGTGATACCGATTGTACCAGAGTTGGCCGCCTGTGTTAAAAGGTCTGCTACCCTCGCAGAGTCCGCAGCTTCTAAACCAAATCCGGTAATGGCATCGGCTACGATAGTTGCTACTGAACCTAAGTTCTCTCCGGATGCAGCTGTGGCATCAAGCACACCTGCCATACCTTCAATAATCTGTGTGGTAGACCATCCAGCCTTGGCCATCTCCGTCATAGCTTCTGCTACTTCTCCGGACGAAAAGGCTGTGGTTGCTCCAAGGTCAATAGCTGTATTTCTTAAAGCCTCAAACTCCTCTCCTGTTGCACCTGTGATAGCCTGCACTCCGGACATGGCTTTTTCAAAATCGGTCGCAACTTTAAGTCCAGCTACACCAATACCCGTAACCGTAGCAGAAATCGGCATCAGTGAGCTGCCTACATTAGATATGGAATTTCCAAGGGACTGTAGGTTACTTCCTGCCAGCCCAATCTTCTGAATAGCAACGGAGGACTGATTGGCTTGATTTTCCAAACTTTTCAGTTTTTCTTCTGTTTCGATTATCTCTCTTTTGAGCGCATCATATTGATTTTGTGTGATATCACCACGTGCAAGTGCATCATTTGCCTGCTGTGCAGCAGTCTTTAATGTTTCCAAACGAGACTTGGTTTCTTGTACAGCCTCACCCAACAACCGATGCTTCTGTGCCAGAAGTTCCGTATTGCCGGGGTCAAGTTTCAATAGCTTATTAACATCGCGCAAATTCCCTTGTGTAGTGGACAAAGACTTATCCACATCTCGTAAGGCGGCCGTCAGCTTCGAAGTATCTCCACCAATCTCTACTGTGATACCCTGTATTCTTTTGGAAGCCATCTATCCCACCTCCATTTCATGGCAATAAAAAAGGAGCCCCGCGGACTCCAAAGAAAAAAGCACCTGCCTAAGCAGATGCTTCCTGTTATTCCTTTAATTCATTTATCATTCTTTGTAATTCTTTTTTATCTCTTTCCCAAATACGGGCTTGTTCCTCCGGAGTATATCGATAATAAAATGAGGGCGGATAAGGCTCCCAGCAGTGAAAGAACTTGTTCTGCCAATGCCAATCCAAACAATGCATTTTTATTTCAAACCATATCTTCCTTAAGATTTTCTTCATTCCCCTCATACTCCTTCGGAATATAAAAATTGTTCTCTGATAATTTCTTTACCGCTTTCACTACGAAGTTCTTCCAGACGCTTCTTCTTTTCATTCACGTCCATAATTCCCATGTTGATTTTCTCATCTGGTAACTCATTGAAAAGACGGTGTATACCATGTACAACTTCCTCGTCTTGAATAAAATCATTATCCAAATATACAATGTTGGACTCTTCTGAAAATGAAAAAATCACAGAGTTTAAACAAGTATCTATGGACAATTTGCAATCATCAATGGAAAATTTCATTCCGTATTTTTCGGCGGCAGCTGCAAACACATCAAGTATGATTTCTTCCTTAAATGGCTTCCGTTCTTCAAACCACTTTACATCGTATCCGTATTCGGCCAGCTCCGCTTCATTAAAAGCAGCCTTCACTCTCCTGTTTTCGTCCAATACCAACTGCATATCCGCCACCATAGAATGTTATTTTATATAATTTTATCACGTTCTTTTCGGTTTTGCATCAATATTATAAGTAATATGATAACATTTTAGATTTCCTAAAACCTACAAGAACCAACGAAAAACCAACAACAAAAAACAACTGTTTTTTCTATTCAATCTGCTTTATGATGTAAGCAACAAATATAGAAAAGAGGTATTCCTATGTTTTCATGGAAAAAACAACCCCGTGGCAATTATATTGCAGAAATTGGTGACCTTCGTGTGGTAGTTAAAGAATACAATGAATATTGGTGGCTCTCTATGGGAATCCGCTCATATTCCAGTGATATGTCTGTTAGCATGTTCCGGCCTGCTGTTAACATCATACAATTTCCAAAACCATGCACTGAAGAACAAGCACTGGAGCTTGCTAATGACTACATGGAAAAATTCATCGGTCGTATTGTATCCGATGCATCCGGCAACTAAAATTTGTCGAAATCTTCCTGCGTAGCCAAAGTAGCATAAGTACAATCATCGTTCATATGCTCCACAAAAATATCGTTGACCATCCCTACGGTCAGTAAATCCAAATCCCGTAGGGACAGTCCGATTTGTAAACACCGAAGTAAAAATAACGGTGTGGTCATTACCCTTTCAGTTGGTCGAATTTTTTTTTAGCTTCCGCGTCCGTCTGAACATTCAGTCCCCACAAATCAATAAGCTGTGGAAGAATCTGATAAATGGAAAAGGTATTAAATTCATCCAGCCATTCTTCCGGTGTGTTAGGAATTGTAGGGTCTGCATGTTTTGCCATAACATAGGCAATGTTCTCAAACATCTCAAGGCTGACCAAATCAAGATTGGATTTGCCTTCTTCGTTCTCCCCTACATTTTTTTCCAATGCAGCAAGGTCTCTATAGATATCCCGGCCAAATTTCAATCGGTAAATACGAGGAATGGCAGCACTCGCTTTGAATGCTACCTCTTTCTCGTCAATCTTAATATTTCTTGTCATTCCCATATGCTTAACCTACACTTTCCTCTTCTCCCGGTTCTTCAGTATTTTCGGTGTTTTCAGTATTCTCTGTGTTCTCACCTTCCGTTACATCGGTTTCCGGTTCTGTCGTTGTTCCCTGCTCCGGCTCAGTAGTAGTTCCCTGCTCCGGTTCTGTTTCTGTGTCATCCTCTACGGCATCTCCCGGCACATACACTTTCTTGTACCAATCAGCGTAAACACTGTCAGTCGTTTTGTTTCCGGTTTTAGCCTTAACAAGACCATTTGCAAGCGGTCTGGACTTAATCGTCAATGTTTCAGTCTGTACTTCCTTGCCTTCCTCATTGGTCTTACCGGAAATAGAAGGACGGGATGCGCTACAGTTGTACATAACATGACGAATCTTTCTAATATCGCCATCAAACTCAAACAAAAGAGCAAAACTGCCAGTCTGGGAGTTGGAATTCTCCACAAGGACATTGTTTGCATCTGCTGTTTCAAGCAAAACATCTTCTCTGAAGGACTCAGGAATAAGAGCTACCTCAAGGTCACCGTCATAACCTTGGTTATTGTTGATAACATAATATTCCACGCCATCTGCATAGAAACTTTCCGGTTCCCCTTTCGGGTCTAAGCTGATGGATACTGCTCCGGGAATGGCTACAGGAGTCGCAAAAGTAACAGTTCCATCCTCTGCCTTCGCAATGACCGCATAATGCACATTGCAAATGTTATACTTTACTTTGTTCTTTTTATTCATGGTTATACCTCCGTTTCATAAAGAACTTCATATAATTTCTCGCTACTAATCCAAGTTTCCGATTTGGCATAAAAAAAGCCGTACTTGTCAAGTACAGCCTCCACCTTATCTTCCAACTGGATATCTTTTTTGTCCGTGTACACCTCAATGGATAAACGGTCTTTTTTATAATAGGCAATGCCATCTGCCGAGAAGTTTGTTGCCTGTGGGTATAGGTACACTAAAAAAGGAGTATCTACTCTTTCCCCTTCTGCAAAATGATCATATGCAAAAGGGAGACCGATTTCCTTAAGCATTTCTGGAACTTTTGCTTTGGTCATGTCTTCAGTCTCCTTTCAATCTTCTCCACTATCATCTTCTCAGCATTGGATTCTGCCGGAGCAATATGAACCTGCGCCGCAACTCTTCCTCCGCCACGCTTCGCATGGCCCTTCTCCAAAAGATGTGTTAAGCGGTAATGTTTCTCTGAATGAACTACCATGGAAAGAGAGGTCGCTGTTTCCTTTTCCTTACTCACTCGCCAACTCTTCCGATATGCTCCTGTATCCACCGGAGCCTTCTCCATTATTTCATCCTTTACACTTTCACTTACTTCCTGCACTATCTGTTTCACTTCTTCTGCAGTAAAATCACAGTATTCTTCCAGACTTTTTTTGACCACGGTCGGCAAGTCGTCTATGGATACTCTCTGTCCGTTCATGGCTACCTCCTTTGCAATTTCGCATGCATTTTTAGGCTCTTCTTTTTGAATGCCATATCACTGATGGAGAGAATGTTGTAAATTCTATCCTTATAAACGATGCGATATTTATCGGGAACAACTACAGATAGCTCGGAACAATAACGTACTGTGAAATCCATGCGCTGTTCCACAACTGTCTGCCCGGCCACTTCTCCTTCACCGCTTTCCTTTTCCACAGCAGTAGCGTGACAAGAAAAATAATCTATCCACTTATTTGTATGGTTTCCAATGGCATCCTCTACCACTTCATTCTTTTGAAATGTAATTCTTATACGCATTGCAGAAATGTTCACCTAAAACACCTCCCTGCGGATACCAAACAAAAGATTTCTAAGTGTCAGTATCAACTCTTTATGGTCGGCTTCTTCCCTGTGCTCGTACAGATAGGCAATCGCATACAATTCTGCAATCTTCACTACATTCCCCTGTACCAACAGATACTCTGTCGATAATCTGCTGACATCGGTTACTAACTGTTCGGCCGTAAGAATCAATGTACGGATGAACTCATCATCATCTGATGAGTCCACCCGCAAATAACTCTTAGCCTCCTCAAGAGACACTAACATCGGTTACCTCCTATGATGTGGTGGTGGTTGTGGTTGCCTTAAGTTTCAAAATCTGCACAGCTTCCGGAAGGATTAACTTACCATCCACACGTTCCTTTGCAACATAGCCAATCATACCGTTTCCGGCAAACAGCTCACGAAGTTCAGAGAAGGAACGAGAACCTCTGTCACCAATGTTGTAGTAACTGTAATCACCAAACGCGATTGCATCAGTAGGTGCAAAAGCGGAAGTATGAACCGGATATCCAAGAAGTCTGCCCGGTTCTCCTGTCTGATAACTTTCCTGCCAGATATAGGCACCATTGTTATCCTTCAGCTTTCTTACTTCAGCAATGGTCTTATCATTCATGATAAAAGATGCTTTCTTTCTGTAAGGACGCTTAAGCGCATACACAAGACTGATAAGGTCATCCGATTTGATTGCTGCAGTTAATGTCTGTGCAACAGTACCGCCGCCATCTTTTGCAAAAAGACCAAGAGGTTTTCCTTTACCATCACCGTTAAGGAATGCATCTTCTTCTGCATTTGCCAGTGCCTTACCAAACTGCTGAATAATGTAATTCTCAAGACCGAATGCATTATCATATAACAGTTCTTCCGTCACCTTAATAGCAACGTGCAATTTGTGTGCATCCAAAAGAATCTGTGCGAATGTAGCATCACCAAAAGATAAAGCGCCACCCTCTTCAATCCAGGATGCCGCCGGCTTTGTTGCTGCAATATTGATTTTGTGCTCACCACTTGTGGTAATGGTATGGCCAAGTCTACGCATGATGTTCTCTTCATCAAGTACATCAATGAGACGCTTATCGTATTCTTCGGGTACCAGATAACCACCATCGGCATCCACACCTTCCTGCAATACGTTGCTTACGCGTTTGAAGTTGGAACGGAACGCATCAAGCATAGCATTTTTATACTCATTGGATGCACGTCCTGTTTTCTTCTCTTCATCCTTTACCATACCCGGCTTAGATGTAAGAGGTGTATTTACAGGCTTGCTTAATTCTGCCTCCATCTCCTCTTGACGTTCCAAACGTTTAATTTCATTACTCAGCGCATTGATTTCTTCTTCCATATGATTGTAGGTAGCATCATCCTCTGCACTAAGGGTACCTTTATCGGTACGATGTGATTCCAAGAATGCCTTTGCCGCATTCCACGCATTGTTGCGCTTTTCTCTTAACTCTTGAATAGTCATAATTGTTTCCTCCTAAATATGATTTTTAATGATGTCCAGACGCTCCAATAATGCATCCACGTCACGTTCATTGGTTTCCGGTGCAGGGATTTCCGACTGCTGCACCACAGTCTCTTTTTTCTTGCCAAATTTGGCAGACATCTTATTCTGCAAAGCATTGTTTACGGCTTTTCTGGAAAACATAACCGCTTCAACCGTATCCTCAACCTGCACTTCGTTTTCTTCTGTGTTGTTGGAATTTCTTCCAAACATTCCATCCGCAAAACCAAGCTCTACCGCTTTATTGGCATTCATCCATGTTTCAGAATCCATAAGGTGTGAGAGCTTCGCTCTGGAAAGTCCGGTTTTCAATACATAAGCATTGATAATAGACTCTTTCACCTCATCCAGCATTTCGATTGCCTTGGCAAACTCTGTATGGTCCCCCCATGCAATGGTTGCAGGATTATGAATCATCATCATAGATACCGGGGACATATACACTTCGTTTCCTGCCATAGCAATCACTGAAGCTGCGCTTGCCGCGATACCGTCAATCTTCACGGTAACCTTGCCTTTGTAATTGGTAAGCATGTTGTAAATCTGAGCTGCCGCCACACAATCACCTCCGGGTGAATTAATCCACACGGTTATATCCCCCGTTCCGGCATTCAATTCATCTTTGAAAAGCTGTGGTGTGACATCATCATCAAACCAGCTTTCCTCTGCGATTGTTCCGTTCAGAAACAGCGTTCTCTCCTCCGGACTCTGATTCTTCCAGTTCCAGAACTTCTTCATCGTTATCCTCCTCTCCACGTGTCACCTCTGTTGCAAAAATTCCTGCATCTTCAAGCTTTGTCATGTTTCCATTGATGAGATACAAATCACCGCCAAGCTCAGCCGGAATTTTATCGAGATTCTCCAGCTCACGGATGTCATTTGCACTCATCCATCCGTTCTGCCTTGCTACGGCATAGCCATTCATACGACTCTGGTAATCTCCACGAAGCAGTCCGTCCACGTTAAATTTGATAAAATACTTCTTCTTCTCTTCCGCAGAAAGTAAAGAGCGCACCATTGCCTGCTCCCATCGGGATACCCAAGGGTCAAGTGTATATTTCACAAACTCCAAACTTTGCTGCTCTATATTAGAAAAGCTCGACTTCTCAAGGTCTCCTACCATGTGTGGAGGGACTCTGAAAATTCGAGCAATTTCATTGATTTGAAACTTCCTTGTTTCAAGGAACTGTGCCTGCTCCGGACTAATGGAAATCGGCGTATACTTCATCCCTTCTTCCAGAACGGCCACTTTATTTGAATTGGAACTACCACCAAAGGTTTGTGTCCAACTCTCTCTTACTCTTGATGGGTCTTTTAAAGTGCCGGGATGTTCCAGCACACCACTTGGTGCAGCTCCGTTAGCAAAAAACTTAGCTCCATACTCTTCACAGGCAATTGCCATACCGATAGCATTCTTTGCCATAGCAATCGGACTGTATCCGACAAGACCATCAAAACCAAGTCCGGGAATATGCAAAACATCATATGCCGCCAACTTTACAGTAGAGCCTTTCATGGTAGGAGCGTCATCGGTAGACATGTGATACTCATAATAAATCTGCCCTTTTTCGTCCCTATCCACATTCATGCGGTCCGGCATAAGTGGGTATAGTGCTATCACTTCCCCCTTACCGTTTCTGATAATCTGTGCATAAGCATTACCCCAAAGTAAAAGGTGCGTCATCAACACCTCGCGAAATGTATAAGATGACATCTCCGGATTTGGTTCATCGTGCAATAAAAAATACAGTGGATGGTTGATAGCCTTTGCTTTGCTACCGTCTCCGCTGTATTCATAAAAATGAAGTGGCAGACTGGCCACCGCCTCCGATAAAATACGGACGCAGGAATAAACCGCTGTCATCTGCATGGCACTTCGTTCATTTACACGTTTCCCACTTGTAGAATTACCAAGAAAAAAGCTATATGCACTTCCCGCAGTTCTGTTTGTAGGCTTATCCCGTGACCGAAATATACCATTTAAAATTCCCATAGGACACACTCCCTTCTATCAAAAAACAAGCAACCCTCTTGTGTCATATACGCTTTCACTCGTATCGTTGCCACAACGGATTGCTCTATCCAATGCCATAATACAGGCAATGGCTCCATCGATTTTTTCTGTTGATTTGGCCTTATCGGCTTTAATGTTTCCGGCCGGGTCTGTACGAATATAAATGTTATCCATATTCCATCGCAAAACCGGATGACCTCCATGGGCCAACTTCTGTTCAAAGGTCAACTTCATAAGTTCCTTGGTCGGTGGGGACATGGAAGCAAATCCCTGTCCCATTGGAACAACCGTAAATCCCATACCCTCAAGGTTCTGAACCATCTGCACTGCTCCCCAACGGTCAAATGCAATTTCGCGGATGTTGAATTTCTCCCCCAGCTGCTCAATGAACTTCTCTATATATCCATAATGAACCACATTTCCTTCGGTCGTTTTCAGATATCCCTGCTTTTCCCACACATCGTAAGGAACATGGTCTCTTCTCACACGTAACTCCAATGTTTCTTCTGGCACCCAAAAGTACGGAAGGACTACATATTTATCATCCTCATCCAGTGGTGGAAATACCAAACAGAATGAAGTAAGGTCTGTGGTACTTGATAAATCCAAACCACCATAACAGACTCTGCCACGCAATTCTTCTTCATCAACTGGAAAACTGCATCTATCCCATTTTTCCATTGGCATCCAACGAACCGCCTGTTTTACCCATTGATTCAAACGCAACTGTCTGAATGCATTCTCTTCACTTGGTGTCTGCTTTGCGCTTTCACAGGCATCACGCACCTTATCAATTCCAATGGTTACTCCTATGCTTGGATTTGCCTTTTTCCAAACTTCCGGGTCAGTCCAATCATCCTCTGGAGCGGCCCCATAAACAACCGGATAAAATGTTGGGTCAATCTTTCTTCCCTCGATGATATCTAAGGCCTTTTGATTCATTTCATAGCAAATGCTATTTGTATCATTTCCCGCAGTAGTAATGATAAAATGCAGTGGATTTCTTCTGGCATCTGATGTTCCTTTTGTCATCATATCGAAGAATTTCCGGTCTTTTTGCACCCACAGCTCATCAAACACAAGCCCCGACACGTTTAGACCTGATTTGCTTCCAACTTCTGCAGATAAGGCCTTGTAGTAGCTGTTTGTCGGTATGTATCTGATTGTTTTTTTACTTCTGCTGATTTCGCATGTGGCGTTCAAGCTGTCGCATAACTGTACCATGTCACAGGCAACATCAAATACCAAAGAAGCCTGCTCTCTATCAGCGGCACAGCCATATACTTCAGCACGTTGCTCCCTATCCGCACACAGCAAATACAAAGCTACGGCGGCACTTAGCTCACTCTTCCCATTTTTCTTACCCACGGACACGAAACACGTTCGGAACTGACGCGTCCCATCCGGTCTTAGGATACCAAACACGTCTCTGATTATCTGCTCCTGCCAATCCATAAGTTCAAAAGGCTGATTATAAAACTCACCTTTGGTGTGTTTCAATTGTTCAATGAAAGAAACCACAAAGTCGGCTTCCTCTTTATCATAATAAGAGTCCTCGGCCATAAACCGAGACGGAACATATTTTTTTAACTTACGCAATGCTCCACCTCCTCTTAGTCCCCCACTTCTTTTACTAATTCCAAGTACGGAATTTTCTCTCCATCCCGAATTACAAATACGTTTTCTGCATCATTTGTATCTTCTACATATCTACGAAGGATAACCGATGCGTACTTTTCATCCAATTCCATCATGTAACAAATGCGATTCGTCTGCTCACAGGCCATAAGGGTAGAACCACTGCCGCCAAAGGTATCCACCACAATGCTATTTGCCTGTGTAGAGTTTCCTATCGGATAAGCAAGCAAATCCAGCGGTTTGGATGTTGGGTGGTTTTTATTCTTCTTTGGTTTATCAAAATTCCAAATTGTTGTCTGTGAACGGCCTGCACTCTTGCTCCAGAAATGTTTTCCATTTTTCATGAACCCGTACAAAATCGGCTCATGTTGCCACTGATAATCTGACCGTCCGAGCACCAGCGAATTCTTCACCCAAATACAACATCCTGCCAAATGAAATCCGGCATCAATAAATGCCCTACGGAAATTAAGGCCTTCGGTATCTGCGTGAAAAACATAAGCAGCTCCACCTTTTTCCAAGTGAGCTGCCATGTTCTGAAATGCTTTTAATAAAAAGTTGTAAAATTCCTCGCCTTTGATACTATCGTTCTGAATAGAAAGACCATCCGAACTTGTAAAGGACACCCCGTATGGCGGGTCCGTCAGAATGAGGTTAGCCTTCTTTCCATCCATTAAAGTTTCCACATCCTCTGCGCTGGTAGCATCTCCGCACATGAGTCTATGTCTACCCACCTGCCACACATCGCCTCTTTGTACGAACGCAGCTTTCTCCAAGGCTTCATTCAAATCAAAATTATCATCCTCCACATCCGATTTATCATCTGATGCAAAAAGGTCTGCAATCTCCTGTTCCTCAAATCCTATGAGCTCGATTGCAAAATCTTCTGCTTTCAATGATTCTATCTCAATACGCAATAATTCTTCATCCCAACCAGCATCCATGGCCATACGGTTGTCAGCAATAATGTATGCTTTCTTCTGAGCCTCCGTGAGGTAGTCAACAAACACACAAGGAACCTCATCGATTCCCTCTTCCTTTGCAGCCATGATTCTACCATGGCCTGCTATCACATTATAGTCCCGGTCAATAATAACCGGATTAATGAATCCGAACTCCCGAAGAGACGAGCGCAACTTCATAATCTGTTCCGGGGAGTGCGTTCTTGCATTATTTACATATGGTACGAGCTTGGCTGTCTGCACAAGCTGCATCTCGGTGATTGTTCTTCCCATTGCTTTCTATTCCTTTCCATCAACTTCTGTAATCCTTTATTGGCACCTTCCACATCTCCGGCAAGTGCCTGTCCTTTGATTGTTTTAAACTGCTGTTTTGTCAAATGCTTCTTATGCGCTTTTAACATCTGTAAAAATTCCTTCTGTTCCATTACATACCTCCACGTGCTCTGAGCAATCTAGCCATCACATCGTCCTGCGGTGTATTACCGGAAAATTCTACGGAGCAGTTTTCCTTCACAACTTGGAAAATCTGATACCAGATTTGATTGACCTGTTTCATATACTGCTGCGACATTGCCACATAAGGCGATGCACAAGCAGAACCCGTTGTGGGATGCTTGGCTAAAAATCCGTACTCCGAAATTGCATCCTCACACTGTATCCATCGGGATACGCTCATGGCATACTGTTCAATCAGCTGTTTGCTAATCAGTTTTTCACAGCCTCTTTCCTTCAGCCATAGCCACGTTTCCTTATAAATTTCTTCTGCCGCAAACTCTCCGCCATTTTTCTGTTTTGCTTTCATGTAATCGCTGGGCTCTGGCATATCAACACCATCGAATTGTGCATTCACTGGAAGTTCCATGACCTGCAATTTTCTCCCGCCCGGATTACCTGCACTCACTTTATCTACTAAGGCTTTGGACTTGCGACCTGCGCCCGCACGAGCGCCACCTCTGGCAGTTCCATCTCTCGCCATTTTCACACCTCACTATACTTTTTAACTTTTAGGGGTTTATATTACCGTCTGAAATCGCGAAACGCGCACGTTTGACCCCGGCACCGTTTCCCTAAAGGGCATAGCTGTAGAGATTTGACCTCCCCTACCCTCCATGGTTGTGCCATCTGTCACCACGTTCTGCATGGATGCGCGCATGGCAGGACTTACATAAAGAAATAAGATTACTTCTTTCGTGCGTTCCACCTTCGGCTAGAGGTTTGATGTGATGGACTTCTTCAACTTCCACAAGCACACCATTCTCGTAGCACTTCTCACAGAATGGATGTGTTTTCACATAAGAATCTCTTATCCGCTTCCACACCCTTCCATACCTACGGCGTACAACAGGGTCTCTGTCGTACTTCTCGTAGCGTCTGTTCTCTTCCTTCTGGTGTTCCTCACAGAACCTACCATCAGTCAGCTTGGGACAGCCGGGATGAGAACAAGGACGTTTAGGTTTCCTTGGCATCTTACTCACCTCCCTGTTTTTGGGCATAAAGAAAGCCCTCACAGTGTTGCCACCGTGAAGGCCTCGTTCTTTATCCTCTTTTGCTGATTCTACCATATCACAACGAGCACTGTGAAAAACAGTGAAAAATAGTGAAATTTAGTGAAATCATGTGAAGACTTTATGCATCTTTCTTCTTTTCCGGTACCTTCACAATGCCCAGCGCCTTACTATGAAGCATGTGTATGTTACGCACGGTGCAGTTCATCTCAGCTGCAATGTCCTCCCAAGTCATGAAGCACAAGTACCGGAACGACAGTATCAACTGACAGTCCACATCCTCCACCTCATTTATGTGCTGTGCTATTTCCTTCTTCTTATCCACCAAGGCTTCCACCTCTTTGTAGATTTCATCCTCCATCTCCATAATCTTAATGATGGCTCTTTCCACCTTATCTGTATTTCGATTCGGACTCCCCGGCATGTCAGACAACGGTTGTGTTGTTGTCGTTGCCAGTTCGCGAAGTACCTTTAACTGCTCCAACTTGGATTTCAGTTTTTTATCTATCTGGAATGCTTCTGAAAGATATTCTTTTTCTCTGCTCATACCTACTCCTCCTTTTCGAGTTGTGAAAGAAGTGACTCACCATCAATCGATGTGAAAATGGAAAAGTAGGATGATTTAAAAAAGCGCTCACATTCTGCCTTCATACTTAAAGCCGCTGTATTCTTCGGGTTCCTCTTTAGTGTTTTCTTGGAATCCCGATAATCCTTAACTGCCTGCAGAACCACCGCATTTCCTAATTCTTCATAAGGATTCTTTGACATATTGTCACCTCCGAAATATAAAGTTTTCCATCAGAGTTTCAAATCTGCTTTTACTGCATCGATAAGGGCTGACTGCGTCATGTCCTTACTGGCAAGTGCCTTCATAACTTTTTCATCAATAGTCCCTTCCGTAATGATGTGTTGTATAACCACAGTGGCCGCTTTCTGGCCCTGTCGATAAAGCCTGTCGATTGTCTGCTGTACCAGCTCCAAGGAATATGGTGTGGAAAACCAAATCATATTTGAACAACCACCCTTTTGCAGATTAAGTCCGTGGCCCGCTGACTGCGGATTCAGTAACCCAACCTCAATCTTTCCTTCATTCCATTTACGAATAGCCGCATCAGAATCAATCTTGGCATAGTCTTTTTTCATCATAGCCAGCCGTTCTTCAATTCTGGTAAGCTCATGCTTAAACCAATAAATCACAAGTACCTGCTGTCCATACAAACTATCCAGCAACTCTTCTAACATCTGCAGCTTGCCATCGTGTATCTGAATGAAGCCTGTCTCATCATCTGCATAGACTGCTCCACCTGCCATCTGCATTAACTTACCGGAAAGTGCAGCTGCATTGGCCGCTGTCACATCACCTTCTGGCAACGAAAGCACCAGCTCCTTCTTCAATGCACCGTACTTTTCTTTTTCTTCCTTGGATAACTGCACCACTCGATTCACCGTCACAAGGTCCGGCATCTTCAAATGGTCCACCGCTTTCATACTGATTGTGATGTCCGAAATCTTGTCATATATCTGCTGCTCAGCTCCGGGGAGAGGTTCATAGGAATACACAATAGGTCCGTTAAATTTAGATGGTCTAAAATATGCAGTCCTAAATCTTCCGATAAATTTACCAAGGCGCTCACCCATATCCAGACATTTGAACTCTGCAAACAAGTCCATCAATCCGTTTGTGGATGGTGTTGCCGTCAACCCTGTTATGCGCTTCACCAAAGGTCTGACCTTCATCAAAGCACGGAACCGCTTTGACTGTGCATTTTTAAACGAAGATAATTCGTCGATGACAATAAAATCAAAGTCAAAGGGAACTCCGCTTTTCTCCACAAGCCACTCTACGTTTTCCCGGTTAATCAGATAAATATCTGACTGCTCCTGCAATGCCTTCTTGCGCTCCTTTTCCGTTCCCATTACACGGGAGAGCTTTAGCACTCCAAGGTGCTCCCAGCTCTCTGCCTCCTCAAGCCATACAGCTCCAACCCTTATAGGGCAAATGACAAGAACCTTATGGACTCGAAACTCATCAAACAGTAAATCAAGCAAAGCGGTCAGCGTGGTTACTGTTTTGCCAAGTCCGCAATCAAGAAACAACGCGGCAATGGGATGCGACTTTATGTACTCAATGCTGAATACTTGATACGGATGCAAATCCTTTCTGCTTAATTGCATCAAGCACACCTCCAATCTGCTCCTTGCCATCAATGACAAACACTTTCTGTCCCAACGCTCTAAGCTGGGAATGTCTCTTTATCTGAAGCGGCCTTGGCTTTTCACCCGGAGCCTTCAGCTCCACCCAGCCGCACATCTCATCAGGTAATAAAACGAGGCGGTCCGGGAGACCGTTCATGCTTTCAGAGTTAATCTTTATACAAAGTCCTCCGGCCTTTTTCACCTCTTCTACCAATTTTCTTTCTATCTCTTTTTCTTTCATACCAAACCTCCAAACACCGAAATATCCATCATTTTCCAAAGCGGTGACGGTCGGTGGTAGTCATTTCATAAAACCTTCTTTATAACAAATTTTGAATAAAAAATTGCCTATAAGAGAAGTTATGTATAAGACCATCAACGACCAACACCTTTATGGAAAATGTAGGTCAATGCACTTCTAATCCAAAAAGTCCTCATCTTTAAGTCTGATACCGTGAATTACCACTCCAGCCTTCGTGCGCTTACGCTCATATCCGGCCGCATCCAAGGCAGCATAGAAATCTGTAGTGCTTCTGGTAAACTCACCTGTCCGGGAACAATACTCCCGGTACTCTTGATAGAATTCTCCGGACTTCTGCATATAGGAATCATCCACTTCACAGCATTCTTCGATAAACTCGCCCAGCCAGTCATTGCTCTCTTTGTACTTAGCAATGGCATCTGTAACGCAAGCAGGCTGTGGGAACTTGTAATCGCAGGCGATTGCCTTCTCGGCTCCTTCGATAATCCACTTCATTACATAAGCGCCAGCATTCTTGGTGAGATACTCCGTATAGTTCTTAATATCAGAACTGCCTTCAATCTTTGCATTAAACGGAATGACAATTAGTCTGCGCCATGTACCTGCATCGGTCACACCGACCTTCGGCAGATGGTTTGTGTAAAGCACAATCATATGCGACGGCTTGTACTTGAACGGGTCACGATATTTCTTCTCCGCAGCTATCTCATCCGTGGAGCACAACTTCTTCACAACTGCTGTGTTTAAACGAACTCCATCTTCCAGCTCAGCTGCGATAACCAGACGCTTACCCTTGAGCTCTGCCATTTCCGGTCTTGTGTTATGGCGGCATCCCATGGTGAGACTCTCCGCCGAGATGGTTCCACTGTAGGTTCCGAGCACATTGCTGATGGTATTCCAGAAAGTGGACTTACCATTGCGCCCTTCACCATAAGCAATAATGAGTGCCTCCATGAACACCTCACCAATCGCAGCCATACCGACAATCATCTGCACATACTCCATCAGCTCCGCATCTCCCAAGAAGAACGTATCCAAAGCATCCAGCCATAAGTCCTTGCCTTCATCTCCGGGACATACGGTCGTCTGCTTGGTGATATAATCCGTAAACTTCGGCTCGTAACCACCCTGCATACCTTTTCGCAAATCAATGGTCATGCCCGGCGTATTTAAAAGGAAGCCATCTTTATCAAGGTCGGTGATATGGATTTCCACCATAGGCTTAGCCGCATTTGCCGCCGAGGAAATATACTTGTAATCCCGGCGCTTCATAACAAACTTCATGTAAGCCAGTGCTTCCATATACTTTTTGTAGGCATTCACTTGGGCCTCACCACTGATAGCCTTCTCCAGTGCTTTACCTCCGGCCGCAAGAGAGCCTTCATCCACACCACTGGCCTCCAGTTCTTCCATCGCAGCGCTGATAGCATCTTTCGCATCCTGCAGCTGAAGGTCCAGAAATTCCTCCAAGGCTCCGATAGCTGCCATTCTGTATTCCTTCCAATACTCTCCAGTAAAGCGAATGAAGTCAGTGGCATCTGTGTAGCGGATTTCATCGTTATACTCACGGACAAACACTTTAGCCTGCCCCATGTCAGAGAAATCATCCGGCTTCAGTGACATACTTCCAAAGTCGTCATTGTAAGTGTCCGGAGGAACATATCCAGAACTACCACTCACCTTGGAATTAAAGAACTTCACCGCGCTTCTCCATATGGTTTTCAGTTCTTCATTTTCCAGCGGCTCTTCACAGTCAGCGGCTCTCTTCTTAAACAGCTCCTTGGCTTTATCCGTTACTCCATATCTCTTGAGCACTCTGGCCGCATAACGGGAAAGAGTGTTATTTCTTTGTCCGGCAGGAATACTTCTGGAGCCCGTAAAGGAAGCATCCGGCTCCTCTTCTTCCGTTTCTGTCTCTACTTCCACCAACTCATCAATGTAGGTGTACCCTTCATGCCAAATCACATCATCCGTATCTGCACCAAAGATAAAGCGTGCCGCATCCAGTGCATTGTCATCAAAGAAGGGATATGCGTTATAAACCGCAACCTTCAGTGCCGCATAATAATCAGCATCTTTGCAACCATCTATCAGAAAATACACATGGAACTTCGGTCTGGCCGCTTTGCCAGCCTTCACTTTCATATGATTTCTGCTAAACACAACGGCATAGCTGACATCCGGCAACAGCTCGTGAATCTTTTCTGGTGTTATCCATTCATCTGCGTTTTCCGTATGGTCATTGTCACAATCCATCGGTAAAACATCAGAAAACTCAAAATTATCAATGCTTCGATAGCTTCTTTTATAAAAAGCGCACACATGATCATTTTTGACCGCTTCTTTCAAAGAAGCCGCATCCGTAACCTCTACGATGTTGGGATAGAGGCAATTAGCCTTATTCCCAACACAGTCGGCCGTGCATAAGTTGAATTTCATTGTGTCATTCCTCCCATCACATTCGGCTTTTCACCGTGTTCAAATCTTGCCTGTCTGGCCATACGGTATGCCCATTCAGTTTTCACCGGGTCCATATTTGAAAGGTAATTACTGTCATCACCAAACAACTCAAACTTCCCATCTTTATTCACACCGGGATGCGCCGCAAAGTAATCACCGTCAATCGTCTGGAAATTAAATTGATTCGGCCAGTTCCTGTGGTCCTCATAGGCTTTTGTGCTGATGTAATCAGTGATGGCTCCCATGTTATCTCCCGGAGGAATATTTCCCAGCACAAGAACCGCTGACTTAGACTTTCCTAAATAAATGCCGTTTTCTGTATCCATACCAAGAGCAACAAACCGATTAATCTTTTCTGCATCAGCATCTGTCATCTGCCCTTTTACCTCTACATAAAGGTCCCCGGCATCTCTTCCATAGACTCCATGCAGCAAGAAATCCGGAAGATACACCATCCCATTTCCAAGTGCATAACCGTCCGGTTCATATTCATACTCAATGCCACAGGCATCGAAGAATACCGCCCATCGCGCTTCCAGTCTGGAACGGAAGCGGTATCCTTTATATTCAGTTTCAATTGGTTTTAAATCCGTCATTATTCCTTCTCCTTTAATTCCGTCGTGAAATAGCGCACCTTTGTGGACTTGCGCTCCATAGCCTTATCAATCTCTGCCTGCATCCCTTTGGTAATAACATCACCGAACACCCATATCTCTTGGCACTTCGCAAGCAAAACCATGTTCATGAACATAACCTTTTCCCGTTCCGTTGCTTCATCACAAAACTGTGGAAAGTAAATGTGCGGGGTAATCGGTATGCAATGATTCAGAAAAGCAAATCTGCTATAAACTCTTGCTTTCTTCATATTTCCTATCTCATCACCTGCGAAGGGACTACAGATATACACCAAAGGCATGTACCCGGTCTTTTCTTCCAGCGCCAGCTTCTTCAGAGCTTCATAGGTTTCCGCGTCATAACCATCTGCGGGATTGTACTTATTTACATTCATGTGATTTCCTCCTTCCTCATCAGACTCAGAGTCGCTTCAACTCCTCCTACCCCTCCCAATTACAAAAAGCCCCGCTTTGAACGAGGCAAAATCACAATTTTTTTAAAAAATCTGAATTTCTTCCTTATAAATGCAAAATTCTTCCATTTTTATTTTGAAAAAAGTCTCGTTCAAAACTCCCCGGTCTGTAATTGGGAGGATTAAGAAGGCAAACAACACATCGAAAAAAAATTTTTTCAAAAAGTCTCGTTCAAAACTCTCGCTTTTGTAATTGGGAGGATTAGAAAGGTCAAACGACTTGCCTTGGAAAGGAGGATGCAGATGCAAAGAGTTGAGACAGACACACAGCATGGCACCAGAGACCCTGCCTTAGATGAAGAGCTGGCGGATGTGCTCACAACCATCAGTGTCATTGCAAAACGACTGGCCAACAGGCTGGCTGACCAATCAAAACTGAATAAGGAGGAAACACGCTATGAGCAAAAAGAATGACTTAGCAACACAGATTGATGAGCTGCGTCATTGCGGAGAGGTTATCATTGGCATCGCTGACAATTTGATGAGCCTGTTATCTCCCCAAACCGAAGGAGCCGCTGTAAGTAAATCAGCACCAAAAGTTCCCCCGGAAAAGGAAGAAGCTCCTCTCACGCTGACACAAGTTCGCGCCATCCTTGCTGATGTATCACGACAAGGATTTTCTGATGAAGTTCGCGGACTGATTGTGAAATACGGTGCAGACAAGCTCTCAGATTTACCAGAAGAATGCTACGGTGCATTAATTGAAGAAGCGGAGGGATTGAAAAATGCCTAAGAAACATGCTTCTCTCTCACCTTCAAGTTCCAAGATGTGGCTTAACTGTCCACCTTCGGCCAAATTAAATGCAACGCAAGAGGACCGCGCGTCCCCTTATGCACAGGAAGGTTCCGATGCACATTCGTTGTGCGAACACAAAGTACTTACCTTACTCGGAACCCCATCAGTAGACCCTACTCCTACGCTTGAGTATTACAATGCGGAAATGGAGTACCACGCAGACAATTACGCAGCTTTTGTTATGGAAGAGCTCACGCAGGCTAAAGCGGAATGTCCGGATGCGGAGATTCTAATTGAAACCAGAGTGGACTTCTCCAAATGGGTTCCCGAAGGATTCGGAACCGCAGACTGCATTATTGTTTCTGATGGAATCCTGCGAGTCATTGACTTTAAGTATGGATTGGGAATTATGGTAGATGCCTGCGAGAACCCGCAGATGAAGTGTTATGCATTAGGTGCCTTGGCATTATTTGATGGTATCTATGACATCACGGATATCCAAATGACCATCTATCAGCCCCGAAGAGAAAATGTCTCAACATGGACTATCTCCAAGGATGAGCTGCTTAAGTGGGCAGAAAGAATTCTGGCTCCCACTGCTCTACTGGCCATCGATGGAAAGGGTGAATTTTGTGCAGGTGAACACTGTCAGTTTTGCAAGGTGAAGGCTCAGTGCCGTAAACGTGCAGAATACAACTTGGAACTGGCCAAGTACGATTTTGAAATGCCTTCCGAGCTGGAAGATTACGAAGTCGAAGCCATCCTTGATAAGGTGGACAGCCTTATCTCATGGGCATCGGATGTAAAAGAATATGCCCTTCAGCAAGCCTTGAGTGGTAAATCATATGAAAATTACAAAGTTGTGGAGGGACGCTCTACCAGAAAGTACACCGATGAAGGTGCTGTTGCGGATGCTGTTACCCAAGCCGGCTTTGACCCGTATGAAAAGAAGCTCCTTGGTATTACAGCCATGAGTACCATGCTCGGCAAGAAGAAGTTTGATGAACTCTTGAGTGACTTTATTTGTAAGCCCCAAGGTAAACCGACTTTAGTTGTTGTAACCGATAAACGACCTGCGATAAATAATGCAGGCAGTGACTTTAATGATATGGAGGATAATTAATATGGCAGCAAGTACAAAAGTAGTAACTGGCCCCGTTACTTTCTCATACCTTAACTGTTGGGACCCGAAGGCAGTTAATGGCGGCACCCCTAAGTATAGTGTGAGTCTTGTAATCAAGAAATCTGACACTAAGACCATCGAGAAGATTGAAGCGGCTATGCGCGCAGCTTACGAAGAAGGTCAGAGCAAGTTAAAAGGCAATGGTAAGTCCGTTCCTTCTTACGATATGCTTAAAAAGCCTTTGCGCGACGGCGATGCTGAGCGCCCGGATGACCCTGTTTATGCTGACAGTTACTTTATTAACTGTAACTCTACTACCCCTCCGGGAATCGTAGATGCAGACAGAAATCCTATTATGGA